GCTGGTCCACAATATCTGCGAAGCCGTTATCCGGTTCGAGCCCAGCAAGGGGGGCGGATACAAGACGGTGGGCAGAATCGCCACGTTCCTGCGGGGAATGGCGAAGGACATGATTGCGGCGAAGTGGCCGGAAATCGCGGTCCAGTTCCCGGAAGCCACAAAATACGCAAAGAAGGAAACGCTGGAGATGGCGAAGAACTTCATCAGGATAATCCAGGGGAGGGCGTCGTCGAACGCGTACAAGTTCGGGGCTGCGAGATCGTGGAACATGGCCAAGCCCAACATGGCGGAAATCAAATTGAAGTCCGAGCGGCTCGGTCTTACGGGAAGAGCGGACTCCGTCACGATAAAGGAAGGAACGGACGGAGAGAAAATCACCGTTCTGTCCGACTACAAAACATCGAAAGTCTATCTGACGCCGCACAGTGACGAGTATTACAGGCAGGTCATTCTTTACGCGCTCATGTGGAATGACGAAAAGGGTCGTCCGCCGGATCTGTGCACGGTCGACTATCTCGTCTCCGGGGAATCGATAGCATATCCTATAACCAATCAGACGCTCGCGGACGCCGAGACCATCACGGTTCAGGCGCGGAGGGCGATGGAGGCCACGGCGGCCTTGGCGCCCCTGGAAGTTCACAGGAACGTGACGAAGATGTGCAAGTACTGTTGCAGATACCAGATGTGTAGAGAGGACGGGTTTGTGAAATGACCGCGAACAAGGAACATATCGAGTTTGCCGACGAATACCGCAGCGTCTACAGCGACGAAGCTCTGCTCGGAATGGCCGAGGAGGCCGAAGCCCACGGGATGACCGAGAGCGCAGCGAAGCTCCGCGCCCTCGTCAAGCAGCGCCGTGAGAATGGGATGTCCGTATGACCGACCCCGCACTCGTCGAGCGCCTCGCCGAGGCCGTCCACAACGGTTGGAAGAAAGTGCGCATCGCCCAGGGGTACGCGAATCACCCATACCATGCGGCGAGGATTGGTTCTCTCACGGTCTGCACGGCGTGTCGTATCAGTATCGACCAATCGCAATCGACCGAGAACACGCACCACGACAACATGGTTCCATACGCCGATTTGCCGGAGACCGGCAAGGAAGCATCGCGGGAGTCGGCTCGGGCGGTGCTGGCCGAATTGACCAGCGAGCCGGCCGGCGACAACCATGGCGGTCTCCTCTGGCACGCGGAGCGCATCGCGCAAGGGCTGGACGAAGTCGAGCGATACTATTCCGACGTCCTGAACCGGACCTACACCAAGGACGATGCGCAGGTCGCCATCGACAAGGAACAGATCGCCGAAGGCATCTACACCATCCGCCTGAGCCATGAACTCGCGGTCATCTGGGCCAAGAGGCTCCGTGGCGAGGAGATCGAGGCACCATGACCGATAATCCGGATTGGAACGATCACTGTTGGAAAACAACCGAATGCCCGATTTGCCACATGACGGATGACGACGGTGGCATCGTCAGGCCGGTGCATTGCCGCTGGTGCGGCGAACACATGTATTACATCGATGACGGCAGATATGAAGCCGAGGTGGATACGTTCCGTATCGGCATGCGCCAGATTGAATACGAGCTTACGGGCAAGGAGACAGAATCGGGTGAAATATACATTCACAAAAGATGCTTTGCGTTGTGGATTACGTCGTTGATAGTGCGTCAAGGTGGCGGCCCGTGACATCCATTGATGACTATCTCAGAAAACGCGACGAATACAATCGAGCGCATTGTAAGAATTGCGGCAGGGAAAGGAAGATGATCACGAATCCGTGGCCCGGATCTGCAAAGCCGCCCGTGGCCATAGAGGTCGTCCACGATTATTATGGTTGCGACACCGGTTGCTGCGGGCACCGCATCATCTTCGTGGACGAAGATGGAAAAGAAGTCGTTTCTCATTGGACGTTTTCCCACGAGGGCGCTCCAGGGCAATTAGAGGATGGGAAGGAAGAAGCGCGCGTACACGGTCTTCCGATAACAAAGGACGAAAGTATGGATGATTGACGCCATGTCCGAAATCTGTTTCTTCACCCTGATATGCGCCGATTGCGACGAAGTCTATGGATTCTATAGGCTCGACGACGAGTGGGGCGAGCCGGGCGCGTCGGACCTTGCCGTGTTCGCAACGGAAGTCAGTCACGAGGCGCTGGAGCACCATTGGGTGCTCGGGCAGCTTTATATAGGCGACATCAGCGATGGGCGTGTATAAATACCACGAGAGACAGATGGCATCTCAGGCGGCTTTGCCGTCGCAGAAATCGGGTGGATTGACCACAACACATACAAACGATATCCCTTCGATTCCAAGCATGAAGAAAAACCAGAAGAACCCGATAGAGACCGGATGTGGTGAGACATGACAGATGAAACCGTAGATGCAAAGGTTCCGACCGAGATGGAGCACGCGATGGCGACCGCTAGACTGTTCCGTGACGTTTATAACGAAATCGCGAAAGGCGGTGTTTTGGGGCAGGTCGATGCAGCGTTGGCGGTCGAAGCCGCCAAGCTAGCAACCCAAAACACGATGCGTCACTATCATTACGTTCTGGAAGCCGCGGGGAAGTCCACAAGTGGCCCCGTGAAGGCGTCTGAGAAGCAGGTCAACTACATCAACTCCCTGATCGCCAGCAAGCGTCTCTTCATATCCAAGGAAGATTATGGCGCGTTGAAGAGCGGAACGCTGTCCATTGACCGGGCGAGTGCAATCCTCGATGGTTTCAAGCAGAACAAGGAGCAGAGCAAGCCGCAGGCGCAAACGACGGTGTGAAGTCGCACATGTCCGTTCGCCATTTTTTGATAGTGGCGGCATACATCGTAGACGCGACGCTTCTCCGGCACGCGTTCTATCCTAAACTCTGTGCCGCCATAGCGGGCTCTTCGTGGTGGGTAAGTGACGAAAAGGCGATTTTTGGAAAATGACTCGCCAGACGAAACATTTAAATACTTCGGGGTCTATATATAATTTGTGCCTATCAAGGGCAAAGACTTTTTCGACTCGTTCCCCACAATAAACGGGGAGCTGAGCCGGCTCCGAGAATCCGTGATGGCCAACGTTCTCTACGATGACGTTGGCAAGTATTGTAATCATTACTTCAAGGACTTCAATTTCTACCCGTATCAGAAAGCCCTAGCCGACATCATAATTCTGCTTTCTTCGCCGTCGGCCAGATTGCCAGGGGCCGGGTTAAAGCGTCGTGTTGCGGCCGTGGCTTCGAGACAGTCGGGCAAGTCGACCACGCTTATTATGACCATTCTCTATCTCCTCGACAGATATCCAGGATTCAAGGTTGGCGTTTTCGCTCCAAAGGAGGAGCAGGCCAAAGGCATCATCTTCAAGGGAATCCGTGACAATGCAGAGACATCCGATTATTACGCCAAGAAGATAGTCAGATCGTCCCAGACCCACCTAGAGCTTTCCAATGGATCGCTGATTAAGGCGCAGGCAGCTTCACCCACTTCCAAGATTATGGGGCAGGACCTCGACCTCGTCATTTTGGACGAGGCGCAGGACATAGAAGACGACAAGATACGCAGAGACATCCTGCCCATGCTCGCCGCAAGGAATGGCCTGATGGTGATGATAGGCACTGCGTCCACGAAGAAGTGTTATCTCTACGAATCGCTGCGGAGTCCGGTCTACGAAACGTTTAAGATAAGCCTTCCCGAGGCGTGCGCGCAGAATCCCAAATACGCCGAGCACGTGGAGCAGGCGAGGATGGAGCGCGGTGACGACGACGTTCTGTTCAGGACGCAATACATGGGTGAGTGGGTATTGGAGAAGGGGATGTTCATCGAGAAGGAAGACCTTGAGAAATGCGAATCGTCTGACATTATGGTCGAGCCGGATTCCGAGGAGCCCCGATTCGCAGGGCTTGACCCCGCGTGCAGGGAAGACAGGTCCGTTCTCACAATCATGGACCAGAAGGGGAATATAGTCAAGTGGCTATCGTTCGAAGGCGACGAGTATCCGGTACAGTTCGCCATAATCATTCCGGCGCTCAAGGTGTGGAATGTCAAGTATATGTGCGTCGATTCGTCCGGCCCGCAACAGGCCGTCTATCAGATGCTCAGAGATATGGCGAGGCAGAGAGGGCTCGGTTGCATCATCGAACCGAGATATTTCGATCCGATGAACAAGCATAAGATGACGGTCTCTCTCAAGCGGGCCATCAAGAACAAGGAAATCTCATATTACACGAAGGAGAAGTGCCCGGAAGAGATGAAGTCCGATTGGTTCCGGTTCAAGCAGGAGATGGTGGAGCTTGAGGTGGCGTATAAGGATTACATGATGTCTGCGTCCGCGCCGGACAAGAGAGGAAGTCATGATGACTATTTCGCCAGTGCGTGTCTGGTATGGGACTGCTATACCACGTTTTCCGGCACCAAGAGAGGACTTATCAGAGGATTCACGAAGATGGCATCGCATTCCGCGCCGCCGATGCGGGACATAGGTGGGGCGACCAGACCGAGATTCGTTTTCAGTAGGAGAAGGAGATCCCATGTCAAAGAAGAGTTGGATTGATCGTCTATTGGGTCGAGAGAGTGCGGACGAACTCATTGAGCGCGCGAAGGCCGAGACCCGTCTCGAAGTTGCGGCGTCCATGAAGAAGTACCGGCTCTTCAGGGCCGTGGACCAGAAGCGTACGGTCAAGGGCGAGCATGTCGGGAGTTCGGTCAAACGCGTGGCGTTCTCAAAACTCGAAAAAATTTATGCGTCTGACCCGGTCATCTTCAACGGATGCAACACGTTGTCGTATCTGGTGAATCGGGGTTGGTCCGTGCAGGGTCCAGACGACGCAGTCGAAAAAGAACTCGCGGCGTGGCTCAAGGGACTTAAGATAGACGAAGCCATCCGGCAGATAGCGCTCCAGCTCTGTGTCTACGGCAATTCGTGGATAGAGAACGTGATGAACAAGAACAGGAACAGGGTCGTCGATATCGTCATCCTCGACCCGAAGACGATGGACTACATCAGGGAGACATCCCAATATTCCCCTGACGGTTCGAACAGGATCAAGGTTGATTCCAGCGGCAAGCCCGTTGGATACGTCCAGAGACTCTCTGGCGCGCTCGCATTCAGGTCGGGCGAGAAGGACGTTTTCTTCACATTGGATGAAGTGACGCATCTCACCATGAGAAAACTGGCAGATGGGTTCGTAGGCATAGGGGTCATCGAACCATGCTACGATGAATCCGTTATCAAGGTCAATGTCGAAGAGGCGCTCGGGCAGGCNATCTANCANATCGGGTTCCCGGTGTACAAACTGAGAATCGGAGACAAGGATGCGATGCCAGACGTTTCCGACGAAATCATAGACTACTATGAGAAGGAACTGGCCGATGCGTCCAGCAAGATGGACTTCATCATCCCGTGGTTCGCGGACCTCACGATACTGTCGGCGCCGGAGATACGCGACATGAGGACCAATCTTGATTACTACATCGATTCCCAGATTGCGTCCATCGGGGTGGCAAAGCCTTTCGTGCTCGGTTCGGCCGAAGGCGCGAATCGGGCCACGCTTGAGTTTCTGACGGAGATTGGAGACAGGAACGTGCAGTCGTTGCAGAAAGCGATTGAATCCGGAATCAACGAGATCATCGGTCGGTGGGCGGCTGCAAAGGGCATTGCGAAAGAATCGTATCCCATGTTCAAGTTCAACGCGCTCAGCCGATGGGACACCAAGGCTCATCTCGACATGATTTATCGGGGCGTGGAGATCGGGTTGATAGCGGTCACGCCTGAGATGCGGAGGCACGTCGCGGGCGTGCTGAACATCCCGTTTGCGGCGGAGGGGGAAGCGGCGGGTCCGGTGGCAAATCCGGGAGAAGAAGGCGACGAACCGCCCGGGCCGTTCCCGGACGCTCCGGCTTCGCCCGAGATGTCGTTGGCTAGGAAAATCGCGGCCAAAGTACTCGAAGCAAAGGAATGAATATGGACGATGAAGAGCTGGAGAGCGCTATCGTCATGGAAGTGTCCAGGTCGATCAAGAAAGTCTGCGGGCACATCGAAACCCTCGCCAAGCGGGATGACATAAAAGAAGATTTCCCGCCCACGATAAAACGTGCGAAGCTCGACGGGCCTCTGCTCGACATGATCAGGTCTGCGTACAGGAAGGCGCTCATACAGATGGCCAAAGTGGAATCCAAATATATATCCGCGTCGGAGAGGACTCTCGGTCATGGCTAGAGTGAACATAGACGACGAAGAGGAAGAGCTCCGAAAGCAGTTCGAGCAGATATTCTGGTATGCCGTGTTTCTTGCGATAGATGAATCGAAGAGTTTGTTCGGATTCGACGCATCTGCCTTGAAGAGACAACTTCTCAAAGACCTGCAATTCGTCATCGAAGAATATGCGTCTGCGGCGGCGTCGTCCGCGTCGAGCGCGTGGAAGGCGAAATATTCGGAGGTTCTGCAGGACGCCATCCGGCGAGGGTTGTCTGCGCAGATAGCAACGGCCAATATCAAGGCGGCGAGTCTCTCCATGGCCGGGCGGATGCGGGCGATTGTGCACGACGATGTGATGAACGCATTCAGGGCAACGCTTGCAGAAATCGGGGTCGGCGCAGGTTTCTCCCGTGAACGATATGAAGCTATGCCGGGCGCGGACAGGTTTTGCATTCCTTACGATGGGAAGATTTATATGGCCGGAGACGGGCCCATGCCTCCGATCCATCGAAATTGCCGATGTTTCAGGTTTCCAGTATCGGAAAAATGACATGCCACGCGTCAATGCAAGTGTAACGGTCACTGGCGATGGCCCTCTTCGCATGCTCTTCAGTCGTGCAGGGGAGAAAGAGTCCGCGATAAATGCCATAGCGGCCGGCGTTGTGGACGGCGGGGACAGGATTATCCAGAACGTGAAGAGGTCCGCTCCGGTGGATACGGGTCACCTTCGCGCGAGCTACGGCAAATTCACGCCGGAACTCATACGGCGTAGATATAGCCCGGAAGAGGAGCATCCGGCGAATTACGATAAACCGATAAATGAACTCAAGAAGGGCGGGAACCGTGTCCGGTACAAATTCGGGACTCAGGTGCCGTATTGCGTGATACAGGAGTTCTGGAAGCCGCCGCACAAAGAGGGAAGGTCTCCGTATCAATGGGCCGCGGTGAAGGAAGAGGCGACGAACCTTGTCAAGGACATATCAGATTCATACATCGACTGGATAAAGAACGGAAAGAGGGGGGTTGTTCGGCGATGACCGAATACGAGGACGACGTCGTTCCTGTCAGGAAGAGGATATCGTTCGGAGAATATCTCAGACTCACGATAGGATTGCAGGTTGCGAGAGGAAAACGAAATTCCAAAAAAGTCGAGCGGAATGGTGATTGATGTGCCTGTGGAGGAAAAACCAAAATTCATTTTTGCACGTGTGCGCGAGCCGGACCAGTTCAAGCCGGGCACGTTCAGATTCATGTGGTTCAACCGCGGCCGCGGAATCGGCGCGATAGTCGGTATATTGAAATCGACCGGCAAGAGCGCCATACAGGCTATGAGGTTCCTGAAAGTCAAGGGGTGGACCGTCGAGAAAGCCGGCGCATGGGTGCAAGATCACAGGTCGGAGTTGTCTTTCGAGTGTGATGAAATGGTCAGAACTGTCAATTTCGAAGAGCTTCAAGAGATTTTCGCAAAGTGGGATACGAAGTATGTGAACGACCTCCCGGACGCAGCGTTTGCCGTCATTCTGCCCGGCGGGGAGAGGGACGACGGGAAGACCGTTCCGAGAAGTCTGCGGAAGCTGCCGCATCACACGGCATCCGTAAAGGACGGTGACGAGAAATCGTCTCTCGACATGCCGCACCTGAGGAACGCCATCGCGCGGCTCAGGGCAACAGACATGGACGCGTCGCATAAAAAGTCTGCGGCGGCCCACCTCAAACATCACATGAAGCAGATGGACATGGACACGTCCAGCATGGACGATATGATGAAGGAGATGTCGGCAGAATCGGAGATGGAGACCGAAGGTGTTGAAAATGTCGAAACGACCTCCGAGACCGAGAAGACCGAAGAGCTCGTATTGAGTCATGCGCTCATCATCAGGATCGCTTCCGATTCCCTCGGGTTCAAGCCGGTGGAAGGCGCGGGGTTCGCGGACCTCACCGAGAAACCGAGGCTCTACGCCGCTTTCTGTCATGGAGATGGTGAACAGAAGCACACCGATCTATTCATCCAGGATGGGCAGGATTCGGTCCACTACATAGTCAGGTCGGATGGTTCCGTCTCCGGCGGGTTGCGCGAGAGCGGGGCGTGGCTCCGGCAGAACACAATCGTTATACGGAACTCGAACGCAGCAGAGCCGATAACGCTGACGCTCCGAGGGGCGGGGCGATGCTCAACCGGCGTGTTCTCGAAAGCCGGCGGCGAGCTGTTCATGGAAGGCACCCCGTACAATGGCCGATATGTTATCGCCGAAGGGAAACTCGCGTTGGCGGTCGACGAAATCCCGCACGTGCTGAACAAAATCATGAAGGGGGAAGATCCGGTCGTTCCGCCCGATGGTCAGAGCTACCTTCCAGATGCCCTCCGCGCCAAGGTTCCGGAGAACATGAGATATTGGGAATCTTCAATGGGCAAGGCGACGAAGCTGGTTCTTTGTTCCGAATGGTATAAGAGTGGCGGATGGAAGCCGGCGGCGCCAAATCCGAAGTCCGTCAAAATGGCCATTGTCAGAATAGAAAAACTGGCGATGTCTGGCCCCCGGCTCCGGGTTTTTGGAAAGGCCATTAGAGAGGGCACGTTCAACGAACTGTATTTCCCGTCGGGGGAGCTCGAATTGGCGGCGCCTGCGTTCAAGGGGTTGCCGATAGTACTTGAACACAGATTTGACGCGTCCGAAATCGTTGGGCAGGTTGTCGAATCTTCTTGGAACGCCGTTGACACATCCATTGAGTTCGTAGGTGAGATCGACGATGAAGCCACGGCTATCGCAATAACGAGGGGCACGATTCGAGAAGTGAGTATTGGAACGTTCGTTGATTACGTTCTTCACACCAAAACGCCAGAGGGGGAATCTTCTGTGGAAGTCGAGAGCAGAATGCAAGCGTCCGATGTCCTCTTCGGGCTTTACAATAAGTTTGGAGCGGACAACGTCTCATTCAAGATTTCCGTGAAGAACTTGAAGCCTCGGGAATTGTCATTGGTGATGAATGGCGCGTGCGACTGGGAATCCGGGTGTGGTATTGTAAGGCACGAAGTTCCACAATAATGACAATAATGGTGTAGAAGGCAGAAATGTTTAAATACCACTTCTGCGCTTTATTGTTCGAAGACAAAATCTATGGCCGACGAAGCTTTTGAACTGCCAGGTTCGGCTATAACGAAAATCGTGATCTACAGTTCCAACGGGGCCTCCACCGAGGTTCCGGTGGTCGTGAATCCAGAGGATACGAATTCTATAGAGAACATAGAGGTTGAAACAATGCCAGACGAAAAGATTGACGTTGAAACGCTCCGGAAGGAAATTCTCGGAGAAGTTGCAAAGGCTATTGAGTCTCTCAAGGCCGAAGTGGCCGCAAAGGCCGCGGAAACCGAGAAACTCAAGGCCGAAAAAGTGAAGCTTGAGAAGGAAGTTGAGGATCTGAACAAGGCTGCGCCGAAGGGCGTCGTTGCCACGCCTGAGAAGACGGCATGGGAAACGCTCAGCAAGAAAGCCAAGGTAGAGGTTCTGCGGAAGAACTTCGGTCTCGGCCACCTCCTGATTTACGGTGCCAAGAAGGGGTTCATGAGGGGAGAATGGGGACCGGACGGACCGGTCGGCAACTGGTAGAAGCGAAATAACAAAAAGGAGTGGTGAACAAAATGGGTCTTGAAGAGTTCCAAGTCACATCTGACGAAATTTCCGGGTCCCTTTTCATCAATGCGCTCGCCGCAGAGATGAGCAAGGAGTCCCTGGCGAAGACGGTAGCCATCAACGCCGTCACGGTGAATACAGAGCTCGTCGGCTCGCCCGGCAAGTCTATCGACTTCCCGCGTCGGGCCGGTGTGGCGTTTGCCGCGATTACCGAGAATGCGTCCGCTTCAGCGGTCACGCCTTCTTACACGACAGTTACGGTCACGCCGACCAAGTACGGCGCGAACGTGGTCATTACCAACGAAGCCGTCGAAGATTCCCGGTTCGACGTGATCGAGGAAGTTCTCGACACGCTGACCCGTGCGTCGGCCCTTCAGAAGGACGCCGTCATCATCGACGCGCTTCTGGACAGGCTCACGGACATTGCGACCGTCGCCGGTTCTGAAGACAGCACCGCATTTACACTATCCGTAGGAAACGTCATCCGTGTGCTCGAAGTCACGATTTCCGGTACGACTCTCGCCGCATCGACTTCTTACACGGTCGACCACAAGCTCGGAGTCATCCACTACGCGACCACAATCGCGTCCGCCGGGCTCGTTACGTACGAGTACGCCCAGTCTCTTACGATGCTTCAGTCCGACACGGCCGGGCTGCTTCAGGGCCGTGACCTGCTCGCGGCTCAGGCGCAGATTCGGGCGAACGATTACGAACCCGATGTTGTGCTCATGCATCCTGCGCAGCACGCCGATCTCCTGAACGAGGCTCGGTTCTACGACGTTTCCCAGAAGGGGGACGCAGAGGTCAACAAAGCCGGGTGGGTCATGCGGGCGTTCGGGATGGACATTTTCGTGTCTACCCAGATTCCCGATGGAAACGTGGTCGTTGTGGACTCCGCGCGTGGCGCGAAGCTCGTCATGAAGCGGGCCCTCACCGTCAAGTTCGACGACGACATCACGCTCGACAACCGTGTGGTTGCCGCGACGGAGATGTATGCGTGTTCCGTCATCCGGGCAGAAGCCGTCTGCCTGATTGGTGGGATGCAGGACGAGGACGGTAGAAGCTGAAGTTAACGGCTGACTAGTAGCCGAATCGGGGGAGAGGAATCCGGGCCTCTCCCCCCGGAATATTCACCGGAGGGACCTCGAATGAGGACGAACACCGCCTTGGTGTGCATGGAGCGTTTCGGCTCCGAACGACGTAATACTTTTTTGAGGTGGTAAACATTCCGCTTGCTCTGTCAACGAGCTATCCAGGTTATGTAACGCTCAGTGCAACGACCGTGACTCTCGCGCAGATTGATTCTGTGTACAATGACTGTACGATTTATATCGAGACCGAGACGGCCGCGACGGCCACGTATCAGATCGAGGGCTCTCAGGATGGGCAGCAATGGTTCCCGTTGATGGACGCCGCTGATGTCGATCCGAACGGGCAGGCCGTCAGGTCCAACAAGGATTTCATTCCGCACGTTCGCGTGACGGCCAGTCAGGCGTCGGGCGCGGCGGCAGACGCCAGCATGCGATGCAAGATTCATTGGGAACGAAAGTCGACGCTTCCCAAATAAGGTGATTCTCATAGATGAAGTACCGGATTACCCGTCCGAAGGCGCGGCAACCAGGGGCCTTTCCTGTAACAGAAGTCCGCGTCAGGGATGCCCGGGACTGCATAGAGGCGTTATCGTCCCGGCCGATGGGCGGGCAGATACGCGGCGGGAAGGGGCTAAAAATCCGGGGCGGGAAAATCGAAGAATGGTATCCAGTAAACACGCTTTGGCTCAAGAGACGGTATCACACGTCGAGCCTGAACGCGATACTCACGAGGTTACAGAGGGAGATAGAGAGCTCAGGGTCGGTCCGGCTTCCGATGCCAGAATTGGAAGCCGAAATATGTCCGAAAGGCATAGCGGACGAAGACTGGCGAAAACGGAGACTGAGAAAAATGAGTAAGAGCAAGTGGGTGATGAAAGCGGTGCTCACGGACAAGCCGTCCGGCGCGAGCGACTATGCGAAAACGACAAGGGCCATCGAGGAAGCGCTGCTCAGCGTGGAGATCGACGGGCTGCCGGCCATTAAGCGCGTGAAAGACATCGAATTAAAGAAGGACAACGAGGAAGTCACCATTCCGGTCGATGTCGGGGACAAGATGGCCAAGCTCGAAGGCAAGAAGCTCAGCGACAAAAAGAGCGAGATACTGAAGGCCGTACAGGACGCCTTCAAGGAAGTTGTCGTAGAGGAAGGGGTCCTCCGGGTGGACTATATCCTATCCTTTGCGCCACAAGACTAGTGTGACATCATGGTAACATATTCGCATTGGAATGAGCGGGTTGACGGCGCGATTCCTACGCAGTCCTATCCGAAGACTTACGATATGGACGGTAAGTATACGGCGTTCCATGAGTTCCGGGACGAGATGACCCCGGCGCTGGCCGCATATTTCGGGTACACGGTCGCATCTGTTGTGGATAGTGCGGTCGTCGACGCCGTTATCTGCGTTTCCAATGACGGCAATCTTTGTCATACTGCAAGCAAGATGTGGGGGATAGATCTAAGAGATGTCGCCAGAGCGGCGGCGAGCGGGCAGAAGGACGGTCCTCCGGACCCGGGAGACAATTCTAAAAGATGGCTCTGGGGCGTAATGACGGGTGTCTACGCCTACCCGGGAGCGCAATATTTCGACCTTATGGAGGCGCTCGACTGGGCCGTGCCGAACATTGAGGGGGCGGCGACGAAGACGTGGAGCGCGGCGGGGGCGAGCAGCTGGTCCGTTGACGCGAGTTGGTCCGGGGGGACGAAGCCTGCGGCGGCGGACGATGTGGTGTTCGACGGGACGAGTGTGCAGACCTGCACGATTGACGAAGTGACGGCGGCGCTCACGTCGTTCTCGGTGAACGCGGGCTACACAGGGACCATCAACGCGAACACCGGCCAAGGAACTACGGTCGGTCTCCATGGCGCCGGGACATTCGCCGGGGCGTTCACGCTCAACACGACGCTCGGCTCCGGGGGTCGGGTCTTCAATTTCACGACGTTCACGATGAGCGCGGGGACCGTTGCGGTCGGCGCGGGGAGGCAGATTCGTCCGAGTAACACGGTGAACATCTCGGCCGGGACGTGGACCACTGGAAGGATTGTCACAGAATCCACAACGAGTCACAATTTCACCGCGAGCATCACGCTGACCGAGTTGGACATTCAGACCACGGCCGGGACACCGCAGACGATTACGAACCTCGCGAACCTGACCGTTTCTTCGACCATCAACGTGGCCAGCTCGTCCACGACCATCCTAACGACTTTCGCCTGCGCCGCTACTACGGTCACGTGCTC